AGGTATTCTGCAATCAAAATTGTTTGCGTTTTCATACCCTTTATTGATTCCTGCCCCTTTTCCACCAAAAAACCATACATTTGGATAATTGAATCTTATCCATTTTTCTAAATTGGTTTCTTCATTGAATCCTTTATGGTAAACGGTAAGATTGGCATTTGTTATCATTTTAAACCTGCATATAGTAAGTGTTGGTCATTATATATTACACCTAGTAAACTTTCTCTTATAATATCGTTTAACTCTGTTTGCTTTGATTTTATAATTTCCTTTACTTGTGTTGTTGATACATAACTAACAGAATATCCATCCGTGCTTTCACTTGCTACATTTCCTTGTTTTGAATTTGATACACTCGCATATTTTTCTATGCTATTTATTAGATTAAATGTACACATTTTTACTTCTTGTGGTATATCATCTTGGATTCTATTTTGAGTTCTTATGTCAATCATTCTTCTTGCTTGAAATTCTAATATATTAAAAGGCGTTAGGTCCAAAGTACCACCTAATCCTTTATATTCTTCATAAGTTAGGTATTGTCCTTTAAATTCCATAAACGCCCTCCTTTGCTATTAAAGACTTACTCCATTTGCTTCAAATTTTGCTACTACTACTTTTGATTCATCTGTTAATGAAGCAACATAGTGTTGGTCTGCTCCAATTAAAGTTGTATAGTTTCCTAATTCTCTTTGAGTTTCAAGATTGATACCTCTCTTTAAGTAAATAGTTACGGCAGAAGTTTCATCTCCTGTTTGACTTTCAGGTCTTAACTCAACGATAGGGTTTAAGAAATATGTTCCGGCATCATTGATTGCTTTCTTTGTTGGTACAATTCTTGTGTTTGCAATCATACCGATTTCTCCACGCATAATTACATTTTGATTATATTTATCATTTGAAATAAAGTTAGGGTCTTTTCTTAATGTACTAACTTGTCTTGGATGGATAAACATAACTTTTTCAACATTCTCTTCCTCATTTAAAACATCAATAGCATCTACGATATTATTGTATGAAATATCTGTATCTTCTCCTGTTGGTTCATAAGTTAATTGTGCTCCTTTTAACTCATCCATTACATCATTATCAATTTTACTTCTAATTGACATTGCTAATTGGTTATTAGTTTCTCCCACAGGGTTACCATAACCACTTAATACTGCTTCATCTGTTAATTCTACTTGTTTTACTGCTTTTTTGATTGTGTATTGTGCAGAAGTTGTTTCTAGTTTTGTTTTATCTGCCGTTACACCCTCTGCTAAATCCTCTGCATCTCCAATATATTTATATTTTGGTACAGTGATTGTACTTCCCGGTTGTCCTACTAATGTGGTGTCAATTCTTGCGAATGGAAGTGCTACGATTGATTTTTCTAGTTTTGCACTAATCATTGGTGCCATTACCTCAGGGTCAATTAATTTTTTTAAAATTGTTGTTCCTGTTGCCATTTTATTTCATCTCCTTATTCATTATATTTTTTAAATAAATCCGGATTGCTTTGTTTTAACTCTAATCTTTGTTGATATGTCATTTTGTCAAAAGCATCTTTTGTAATTGCGTTATCAACATTTTCATTAACGCTTGGCATATCGACTAATTGGTTAGGGTTTACAAATAATCCCTCTTTGCCGTTGGTAATTGATTCAAATAATTCTTTTGCACTCTTACCAATGTTTACCTCATCTTTTAAGGCAGTTTTTAGTTCATTAATAATTGAATTTTTTGTATAATCATTAACAAACTTACGGTCGCCGATAGCATCAGTAATGTTCTTTGTTAAGGCATCATCCTCTGCTTTTGCTCTTTTGTCGGCATTGTCTTGCTCGATTTGTTTAGTTAATTCTTCATACTTGTCTTGCAAGTCAATAGCATTTTTGGAAGTTTCTTGTAATTGTAGAATTTGGCCCTTTAAATCCTGTAATTCCTCTTTGTCTTTGGTTACAAGTTTCCCATATTCTGCCATAATGCAATCTATGGTTTCAGAATCCAATTCTAGTCCTTTTAAAAACTCTCTCATAATATATTTCTCTCCTTACATTTTTTTTCGTGGTCAAGTCCACGCCGTGATTAAAATATTTTTGTGTAATATCGTTTACACTCACGCTACATAAATTATGACATAAAAAAAGAGGTTTGTCAAAACACCCCTTTTAGCAATAAAAAAAGAGGTTTTACTTTCCTCTCTTTCTTAACATTTCTAGTATCTCTTCTTCACTCATATCTGTTGTTTGTTTTAAGTATTTGATTGTATCTGAATATCTTGTTCTTAAAGAAGATGTTTTTTTTGCTTTTAAATATTCATCATACCCATAGTCTTTTCCTCTAAATTTTTCTTTTGTTTCTTGTATCATCTTGCTAACATTTTCTCTTCCTGTTAATTCTTCTCCAACTCCCCAAGAAGATAGTGTTGTTTTGTTTTTAATATATTCTAATTCTTTTTCTGATAATTTTGCATCCTCTAATTGTTTCATTTCGCCGTGCCAATTTGCATCCTCTAAATGTGCAAGAAATTCTGCGTTTGTGTATGTTTTTGCACTCCATTTGTCTATATTGTTATCCATATTGTATTGCATTTTTTCTCTCATTGTTTGATATGCTTTATCTACTTCTTCTTGTGTAAAATCAAAGGCATCTTTTTTTGCCTTTTTACTAGGATTAATACTATCATTATACTTTCTCATTTTGTCGCCAAATCTATTAGGGTCATCACTATATAACTCTTCTCCTGCAAAATGTAAATCTTCTTTTTCATTTGCTCTTGCCATTGCTTCATCATAATAATCATAAGCATCTTTGTATTCTTTATCTAATCTTTTTAATTGACTCTCACTTGCTTTAATGTGAGAAGGTTTTGTTGCTTCATTGTCAAATGCTTTTTCTTTTTCCCCATATAGTCTATTTTCTTTTTCTTTTTCCCATCTTTTTATACTATCATCTTCCCAAGCAGTATTTCCGCCTCTTGCAAGTGTATCTTCTCTTTGTTTTCTCCAATAATCTAATGCCTTGTCTGCATAAGCACTTGTGTTATCATCACTACCACTACCATTATTAGTAGCATATTTATTTCCAATATCTCTTAATTGTTGTTCTTTTTTGCCAAATTCACTTTCGTCATAATGTCCTGCCCCACCGTGTTTTTTTACATTTTGAATATCTTTTGGAAAATATTGATATTTTTCGGCAGTTTCTCTATTTACATCATACATTTTTGCTAGTGATTGTATTCTTTTTTCTTCTTTATTTCCATCTTTTCTTGTATAGAAATTATCTCTTGCAATATGTTTTCCTTCTAATATGGATGGATTATGCAAATCGCCTTCTTCTTTTGAAGCATTATATCCTTTTTGAAAATATGTTAATTTGTTTTCTAATGCTTCTTTTGACCACTCCGGATTTGTTTTCTTGCCATCCCATTCCCAATCTTGCAAATCGCTTGTTACTGTTCCTTCTTGTAATTGTATAAGGTCTTTACCATATCTTTCTGCGACTTCATCACTTATACCTTTTCCATATATTTCTCGTGCTAATTCCTTTGACAATTCTGTTTTTTGTAGTTCGGTATTTACTTTTCTATATTGTTCTCTTTTAACACCGCTTGTCTTTTCAAACTTGCCACTTTCTTTCATAGCATCACTTAAACTTTGACCTGTTCTTATGAATACTCTTCTTCCACCGATGGTTCTCCATACACCATCTTGCTCATCATAACTCTTTTTCTTTTTTGCCATATTATATTCCTCCCTTTTTAATGGTACATATTATATCATATTATATATTATTTTTCAACTTTTTTCTTTCTTTTCTTTGGTTTTAACACTTCTTCATAACTCTTTTTTACTTCTTCAAAACTTTCTTTATCTAATGGTTTTACTATTTCTGATTCTTCTTTTGTATCTACAATAACAACAGGTTCTTTTACTTCTCCTAGAATCTTTACTGCTTTATGCTCTTCTAAATATTCTGCTCTTTCTAGTTCACATTCCCAAATATGTTGACTCTCTTTTGCTCCTTTTGGTAACACTTTATATTTCTTTTCTTTTTCTTCAATGTCATTGAAATCCATAATTGCTTCTACTCTTACTCTCATCTTTTTTTCCTCCTCATTTTTTTGCAATATTTTCTCTTTGTTTATTTCCCCATTATATCCTAAAAATTTCAACCAATCTTCCAATGAATGGTTTTCGTATTCTTCACATTTTGGTATCTTTAAAATCTTTGTTATATCAAAATTCATATCTAATGGAACAACATATCCATTTACACCATCTTTTATTAACTCTGTACAACCACCTATATCCGTTACTATGCAAGGCACTTGATATTGTAAACTTTCTTGTACTGTATAAGGTAATCCCTCACTATCACTTAACAACACTGTGTAGTCTGCATCAACTAAATAGTCCCATATATCATATCTCTGTTTCCAAAAATGTACTTCTTCATATTCACATCTTTGCTTTCCATTTGTAAAGATATTCCACTCAAATTTTATATCTGCTTTTCTCATCATATCCATCATTTTTAACATTCGATTCCAACCTTTTGCACCATCTAATCTTGTACAAGATATTAATTTTAAAATCTTTCCTGTCTTTCTTCTTGGATACAATATATTCTTTATTGTTGTTGGATTATCGTGCAATACTTCATTGCTCATCTTACTTACAAACTCTCCACATCCAACTATTTCTTTTATTCCCATATCTTTATACTGCTTAAATAATTCGCCTTTTTCTAATAGATATTTATAATTTGCGTGTCGCATTTCTATCATTCTATCTGCTTTTATGTTCTTTGGTACTATTCCCCATACACTATTTCTTATAAATATATCACATTCATACTCTTTGTTTTCATCATACTTTTCCATCTCAACTATTTTTGACATTCTTCTTATTCTTTTAGGGTCGCCACCACAATACAATACTTTAATATCATAGAAGTTTCTTAACCACCAACACCAATTATACGCCATTGTTTCTACTCCACCGATTGTATTAAACCAACTCTGATAAAATATTATTTTCATTCACTTATCTCTCCATTACTTACTTTTGTAGTTAGTGAGTTAGGATTACCTGTTTGAAATTGATATAATGCTTTACTCACATAACCATAACTTTTTGCTTCTCTTTCTACTCTCACACTCCAATCTATGTCTGCAAAAACTTTATGCTCTTCTTCATAGAGATTATTCTCTACTATGAATTTTCTTCTAACAATGTGCATTGGTTCTCCATTCCAACCATATTGTGTTATGTACGGCGTATTTTTTTCATTAGGAATAAACTCATATTCCCATATTCCATAAGACTTAAATCCTATTATTATCAAATCTTGACCTTTATTAACTTTGTCTATTTGCTCTATGGTATCTTCTAAAATATAATCATCTGCATTTACAAATATTAGATAATCTCCACTTGCTTCTCTAATACCTGTATTTCTTGCTCCACCATTGTTTTTATTCTCATTATGTCTTATGTATTTAAAACCATATTCCATTGCTATTTTAGGCGTTTCATAAGGACTATAATCATCTATCACAATCACTTCATAAGGTCTTAATGTTTGATTTTTTACACTATCAAAACATCTTCTTAAATCTTTTTCACTTTCTTTGTAACAAGGTATTATTACACTATATTTCATTTTATACACCTATTCTAATTCTATCACAAAAAAGAAAAGAGTGCAAAAGCACCCTTTAATCTACTAACCAAATATATTCGGATTCTTTATTCCTACAATCAAAGGTGTCATACACCGTTCCTGCTTTCGAACAAGTTAGATGAGAACGCATACTTATTAGCAATGTATTATTTGGATATAATGATGAAACATATCCAACCGTTCCTTTTATGCTCGGCAATCTTTTATATGTTCTATCTAAATATCTTATTACAAAGTCTTTTTTGTCAAGTAGTGTTCCCTCGTATTGTGCTATGTCGCTTAAATAGTCATACACATAATCCCACGATTTACCTGTTGCACAAGAAATTGCTCTTATAACGCAATCATCCTCAAATTTATTTACTGCATTTGCAT